GTTCCACTACCCACTTAACCATGCTACTATGCATTGGATGCCATTTACAATTTTCCAATATAGCTATGGCTCTGATGGAGAAGTAATCTTGTCCAGCGATTTGCTCAATGTCGGTGAACCGCTCCATGTGGATTAACCTGTTTAAAGCTCTATAAACAGGGTAAATTCCTCTATGAATTCCGTTATACTTATAGTCGTCGCTGTAAAACCTTTGCAGATAAATTACTTCATTATCACTTTCAAAAGTTTTGTCTTGATTTAGGGTCAGGCCAAACTCTCCATAAATGTCAGATAATTTACTAAGAGTTATAGATTTTGGTAGTACAATTACTCCATCATCTCCCATGGTTTGATTTTTAAGGGGGTCCAACTTCTCTAAAACAGCATACTGTACAAGTAAATGTACCAAAGAACCAATTACGCTAGTAAACCAACTACCGCTGGGTATACCGTGCTCACCGAGCAAAACACCATCTGGTGTAGCTAATCCGATATTCATAAACTGATTATTCAAGTAACTTATATCTTCAGAGTGCTCGGGAGTTACGCGATAAAACGATTCAACAATAGCGAACGCAGCATCAATTAATTCAGATGTGACTGTATAGTCAAATTTAGAGAAATCCTCGCTATATATCATTTCATCATCTTTCCTTTGGTACAGAAGTGCCGATATGGATGAATCAACTGCATCGGGTCCACCATACGCAGAGAAGTAAGGAAAACGTCTCATAGCGTCAAAGAACGGTAGGAAGTAGCGACCTTCTAGCGCAAGTTTTCCTATTGGATAGCCCCAAACGGTGCGGGTTTTCGCCGATTCTTGTGTTCTGGTGAACATCACACATGGATAGTCAAACTCAATGTCCAGATTATAATCATTGGAGTCAAGGAGTGATCCTTTGGAGATTAACGCTGGTAAACCGGAGTTCGATGTGCGCTTCATGGAATTAAACGATCTTTCTAGTGAGCAGGGTCTAAGTGATGACGAACCAGTCACGACTGACAATGGATCAAATGGATATGTTTTATCAGGTATTTGAAAGCTCGAATGGAGTTCTGTCTTTCTATCATTCCACGGTGCCTGATAAGAGCGCGATCCAAATTTACCCTTTTGGGCCTCCTCAATAGACTTGAGCGTACCGTTAAGTAGATGTTGTCCAGGTTCAAAGACTTCTTGAGTAAATTGTTCCAGAATCTGTGTGTCAGAGAGCCCTTTCAAAAATGGTGTCCTGATATCCGCAGTTTTACCATCTAGTACA